TGGTATATGGTACGAAGATCTATGCAAATAACAATAATGGTGAGCGTGTAGCACCGATTCAGTTACCGTATTTCGCAGAGAACCCGCAATGCCGTGTAGGACACCGTGGCAAGGGAGGTGCCCGTACCGGCTGGTGGTTGTCTTCCGTTGGCTCTGGTTCTACCTTTTGTCTTGTCTACGCCAGCGGTGTTGCTTCCAACTCCTACGCATCCAACGCTTATGTTGTCCGTCCGTATTTCCTGTTCGCCTAAATCCGACACCCCTTGTGGGTGTCGTTCCATAATAAAGAAAGGAGTAGAAATGTAGTATGTCTGTGATAAAAAATAAACGAGGTCTATCTGACCTAGAGTTCTTTCACAATGCAATTAAACTACGCAAGCGGATGACAGAACTTCTGCTCCGAGATTTTGGGATAAAACAGAAGAATACCGATGTGAATGTATTCGCAAGAGAATATGCGATGGATAAAGCCGACAAGAGTTTATTCAACGAACTGTGCGAAAAATACAAAATAACCACATTGGTAGAATCATATCCGAGATGGCTAATCAATGAGTTCCGTGAAAGCATCTTAACCAATCTGCGAGAACTACTTGCCAATATAACTTCTGCTAATTCCATCTACCCTATATGTATAGAAGAATGGAATGAGCGAAGGATAAGGCAGGATAGAGCGATTGGAAACTGCGAAACACTCTTGCAGGAGATGGCATATGTAATTGCCACCGTTCCAGTAGATGCTGAAAAATATATGGAATATGTAGGGCTTATTGAAAAAGAGATAGCACTATTAAAAGGTTGGCGAAAATCGGACAATAAAATCCGCAAGAAATTGCGTTCATAGAAATTATGGGGTATTCCTTATTGCCCGTAACAACTGGTGGTTGTCTTCCATTAACTCTGGTTCTAACTTTTGTAATGTCAACAACAACGGTAATGCTAACAACAACAACGCATCCAACGCTAATGTTGTCCGTCCGATTTCGTGTAGTCGTGCTATGAGTAGGCTTAATGCCGACACGAATTACAGGAAAGGAAGGAATATCCCTCCGTAAGGTAAATATATACTTTGACACGACCAAATACGTTTGTAGTCGTTATAAGCGAGGTATCAATGAAAGAGTTACAAAAAATATCTGATTCTAATGAATTATTACAGGCATATAAAATGGCCTCAAATGGCTCTGACTGGAAAACATCTGTTCAGAAATATGAGGCCAATCTACTTAAAAACATCCGTAAGACACGAGAAGACTTACGAAATAACACCTACAAGCAGGGTGAGTTTCTGGAGTTTGAATTGAATGAACGAGGCCATAACCGCCGGATTAAAGCACTCGGAATTGCTGATAGAGTTGTACAACGCTCACTATGTGATAATGTTATGATACCTGATTTGACCAAATATCTAGTGTATGATAACGGAGCATCACAAAAAAAGAAGGGCGTTGATTTTTGTCGTAGAAGATTAGAAACACACCTGCACCGATATTATAGAAAATATGGTAATGATGGGTATATGCTTCATATTGATTTTAGAAAGTTCTTTGATAATATCCGCCACGATAAACTTGTTGAAGCATTACAAGGAAAGATAGATCCAGATGTACTTCTGATACTAGAACAGATGATTTACTCATTTAAAGTTGATATATCATACTCGGATGAAGACCTGCTTAACCAAGTGTTTAACTCGCTTGAGTACGCCAAACTTCCACAACAATGCAAGACTGGCAAAAGATATATGGCTAAATCTATGGGAATTGGCTCGCAAATATCTCAAGTTGCTGGCGTATTCTTCCCTACAAGGATAGATAACTATTGCAAAATTGTACGAGGCTGTAAGTATTATGGTAGATATATGGATGACATATACATAATACACAATGACAAGGAGTTCCTGCGTGATGTTCTACGAGGCATTAGGGTTGAAGCAGATAGAATCGGTTTATTTATCAACGAGAAAAAGACACAGATATATAAACTCTCACACGGTTTTTCATTCCTCAAAATAAAATATAATCTTACTAGCACTGGTAAAATAATAAAAAGACCGAGTAGAGATAACATCACTAGACAACGCAGGAAGATGAAGAAGTTTAAAAGGCTTGTTGACACAGGCCAGATGACAATGAAAGATGCACGAAATGAAGTTAGATCTTGGCTTGGTAGTATGAAAAAGATAAACGCTTACAAGACATCGCAGAATATACGCAAATTGTATAAAGATTTATTTCTGGTTGATGTATATGACACTCCATCACAAGATGAACCAAAGCGGGTAAACACACTTATCCAGTTGAGCAAGAAAGTGAAATAAGCATTGTGGTATAATAATAATAGATAACTTAAAAAGGAAAAACAAAAATGGAAGAAACTCTTTACTTATTTAAAAACGAATATGAAATCGCAGCATATGCTGGTGAAATCTTAACCAAAAGAGTAGGTGATATTATTGTTGAAACTATTGTATCTCCAACTCCTGAACAATTAAAAGACTATGGTTACAAACCACTCCAGAATACTGTACGTCCTGATGAAAAGCCGGGCTACATCATTGAAACCTACTACGAGAATACTCCTGAAGTAATCCTACAAAAATATCGCTATGTAAAAGAAGACTAATGATATGGAAGACTTTATAGCAAAAATTCCACTGCACGATGCAAGAGATGTATCAGATGCATTTATAGACGCAGAAGATGCTATCCGCCCATCTGTGCAAAGACCACAGCATCACGGTGAGCGTGCTGATTCAATGGCTAATGACAGTAAAATGCCACAAACTTGTGATAAAGAACGTATCGCCAATAATATAGATAGTATTGCGGCTGCTATTATGGAAGCATTGGATGCCGTAGATGCTGATGAGAATACCCGCATCTCTAGTATTATGATAGAGATTGGACTTGAATAAGCATATGTAGTATAATTTAATTAACAAAATAAAAAGGAGTCAATATGGCCATTCAACCAATCAAGACATCTATCTCTACACAGAGAAAACTATCTCTTGCGGCAGGTATCTTATCGGCTATTGCCACATTCGTTTCCCTCATTTCAAAAACTTGGGGATTCGCTGGCGTAGGCGAGCAGATTGTAACCACCTTTCTAGCCGCTAATACAGTTATCAACTTGTACTTCTTCGGGTCAACTGGACAGAAGATTACGGAGGAAAAGAAAGATGAAAAAGATAAGTAAATTTTTAAAAAATAATATCCATTGGATTATTGTTGGCGGTGTTGCACTGCTTTGTGCTTTATTCATAATCTTTGGCCACACGTCAGAAAATGGACAATATCGCACATTAGATGGTAATGATGCACAGATACCTGAAGCAACTAAACAGTTTATAGAGGATTCAGAAGCGGCGATGAACCGCATTATGAATGAAGATAAACCAACCGATGCTACTACTGAAGAACTCTTTGATGAGGAAGAAGTAGGGCTTGGTTTTGCTACATCTATTGATGCTATACTAGGGCGGAGATTAGACGATGGCAATACTGATGGTGGTAGAGGCTGGCAATGCTCTAAATATACTGCATATCTTGCTACCGGAAAAAGAGAATATTCAACAGCACATCCGGACTATGGGCCTGTAAATGGTAAAGATGTCGCATCTTGGCTTGTGAAAAATTACGGCTTTAAATATGTGGACACACCAGTAAAAGGTGCTATCGGTTCTGGCGGGTTTAATACGCAATATGGCCACACAGTAATGTATCTATATTCAACTGGCACTAATACCGCTATGGTGAATGATGCTAACTATGTACCATTGACTGTATCTACTCACAATATGAATATATCTGGCTGGGTATGGGTTGTTCCTGGGGATTATAATCCTACTCCAGAGCCTACACCAACACCAGAGCCAACGCCTGAACCAGTCGCATCTTGTGATTTAATCAATGTTTACAAAGGTGATACAATGGGTGCAATTATGAGGCGTTGTGAAGGGTATGTACAATGGGGTGCTGCTATGGATGCATATGCTAGATCTTGGGTATCTACCAAAGTTAAGCCGGGTCAGACCGTTTATGATGGCTGGCACTCAAGCACGGGCGTAGGATTGTACGCTGGGGATATAATTCAAAGAGTTAAATAAAAGGAGTATAAAATGGCAAAGAAAAAAGTCAGCAAGCCAAAGACAGTAAAAGAGGTTAAACCTTCTGTCTATGGCAAAACTCTAGCAGAAATTAAGAAAGAACAGGCAGAAAAGAAACCTGCTCCTGTAACAATGATTACAGCATAAATACTGTTCGCTTATTCTGCAAACGTGGAGGCCGAAGAAGCCTCTGCGTTTTTTCATCATAGATGCCGTATAACTTGCTAACTCTTATCAATTCGTCTGTCTTATCTTTATAATTTTGTGCGATTTCTATCAAGTTATCTATTGTGTATTTGACTGTCTGATAGCGGAGTTTACGCATCTCTAGTATCTCATCTTCTGTGTAGTGGCGTTTCATATAGTAGTAATATTCTAATTGCTCTCCGTGGTTGCAGACATTGCAAGCGTAACATTGGAGGTGAACAATGTCTTCATCAAAAAGCAGGGCGTTAGTCCTGCCGGCTATAAAATGCCCTGCTTGTGATTGCTTGAATGGAATGAGTTTTCCACAAGTACAGCATACACCATTGTCTGTATCTCCGGTTGTGGCCAGACAATCTCGGATTCTTATGAATCTGCTAAACTCTTTCCAAGCATTTGCTTTTGCTTTGCTCGCTGATATGGTTTTCTTTTTAGTGGACATTTACCCTGCTCCACTTCTCTATTAGATGTAGCGTGCCATCCGCCACAGTATTTGCATTTGTATATACTGCCTGTACGTTGGTTGTAGTGTCTTCTTCTCCACTTCTTTTGGTATTCGGCCTTTTGGTATGTGTCATATCGTATCTTCCCAGTCCATTTACACCTGTTCTTTCCACTCACATCTATCCTCCATATCTTCAGGATTTCCGCCTCTACGGATGTAATCTAGCCCTCCATCTGTGAAGTTCCCACAATCACACTTCTGATAGTCGTGAACTGATTTTGATTCAATGAGGCGTTGACATTTCTTGCAGTAGAACGCATTTTTAGTGAGCACTTTATTTGGTTCTGAAGCATACTGTGTAGTATCCTGTCGGCGTGGTAACTCGTGCCTCCAGAATCTTTTCATCAATGAATCAGGATTAGCACTCTGCTTATGTAGATATAGTATTCTATCATCATAAACAACACGTTTATCTTTGGCTAGAAATAGTGTGTCTTCCTCGCCGATGAGCTGAAGTGGGTCAAACCTGCTTGTGCCAATCCAGTCATTAAGAATCATCTTCCCCCAAGCACAAGGCTCTGGGTAACATATATTGCCATCTTCGTGTTTTGATTTAAATTGAATAATATCTGCATCAGTATCAATTCTACTTTCAATTATACTTACGAAGTCATCGGGGATGTCGTCATCAGCATCAATAAACACAATCCATTTGCCTTTTGAGTTATCAATACCTTGATTGCGTGCTACTGCTACTCCCATATTTGTTGGATTATTTATAACAGTTGCACCTACAATCTCGCAGAAACTCAAGTCAACCATTGAACCATCATTAACTACGATGAGTTCGTGGCGTGGAATGACTAACTGATTGGCCAACTTATTAACAAGTATTGCTAGATCTTCAGTGCATTTTGTGCTAGTAATGTACGCTGGAATGATTACAGATAAATCAATCATATACCTCCTATTTATTTTTCTTCTGTGCTTTTCTTGCCTTGCGTAGATTTTCACGCATCTTTGCTTTTGTGGCCTCGGAATACTGTCTTGGTTGCGTAATCTTAATCCAACCTTTAGGGACATCAATCTCGTATCCGATGCTATACTTCCGGCTTCCTTTCATATTTTTAATTTTTCTAATCATTACTGGGTCAGTAGAATATACGCTAGCGGTCTTCTCGGCTGCATTGAATGTGATAACTGTTTCTTGTTCTAGTCTTGATAAGCGTACCATATCTACTCCATATATTCCGTTGTATCTCCAGTCAGATTTTTACCACGGAATTTATCCATCTCTTTATCACCATCACGATAAATTTTAATTGCCTTCAAGAACTGCTTGTAGGCTGTTGGATCTAGGCTTCTTAAAAAGTCTGTGGCGATTTGTTCTGTATCTAATTGTTTGCGTTTTCTGAATTTCATATTACCTCCTTATTATAATTGTGAACGACTCAACACGCTCGCAATAAAAATGGGGGATGTCCTGATGGGCTAACCCCCTGTTTGTTTTGTGAAAGAACTATTTGTGCGAGGAATAAGTTCTTTTGTTTTTGTTTGAGTGTGAGTAATTTGGGAGGTGTTTGTTTATGTAGCCCATCTACATCTGCTACTACCTCCATTATATCATACTCTTTATGCTTGTTCCACTTTTCCTCTAACAATCTCACCGGATTGTATTTTCTGTTTAACGAGAGCAAGCACTTCTTCACGGCCTTTTTTATATGCCATCTCCAATGCTTCATTAAATGCTTTGGCTTTTTTGTCATAGAGTTCTTGCTGAATCTCGGAAGCCTTTTTAAATGTTGCGGCCTCCGCTTTAAATTTCTCTGCATACTTGGCTTCAAGTTCCTCACGGATTTCTGCCTTTGATTGTTCAAGTTTCCACTCAAACTCCTCAATCATTCTTTTGCGAAACATTTCTTTCTCCTTTTCTTTTATATTTAAGTTTACGCATTATATCGTGTGCAAGTTGTATCTGTGCTGTTTTACAGTTGACAAGGTATAGTTCTCTGTGTAACTCATCTTTGGCCTTGTCAGTTAGTTCAAGCATTGTTTGCTCCTGTCATTTTGGCTTCATCACCGAATAATCGTAGCATCGTTTGCATTGAGTTTACGCACCCTTTAGCCCACGATACTTGCGATAAATAATAATCAGACTTGGAACGAAGTGAACGTTCTGCTCTACGGATTACGCCATCTCTTTCAGTTACAGAAGTCTTGCCGTATGCTTCGTAGATCTCGGCTGTCTGTTTTGTAACTGCTTCATCAGTTGCAAGTTTATGACGATTTACAATGATATAGAAGTATCCATATAAAGCGGTAAACCTGCCGAAGAACTCCGAAAGAGTAACCGGATTTTCATATAAACGATTAGTGATGTAGGTTTGCCACATCGCAATCAACTGCCGGTCAATATCATCAATATCTTTCTGGCCGGTGATGTCCGGTTCTGCTCCGAATATCGCTTCTGATTTATTTGCTGTTGCTTCTTGCCTTGCCATATTTCTCCTTATGGTGGCGGTAAGTCCTTGTTTCCCAGTTCTTCTTACCGCCAGTAGTCCGTAGGTGGACATTCTCTGTACGCTTTAAGAAGTCATCAATAAGTTTCTTGTCGTGTACAGATAGTTTCATTAGTCCGCCTTCATATCAGGGTCAAATTCAACCTTATATTCTTTCATCGCTCCATTGTCAGTTTCTTTGAAGCCGATGAACTCCACCCAAACATAAGAGCCGACTGGGATTTGTTCAAACTTCCTTCGGATGTCTGCTTGACCCATAATCTTTTTCTTTTTATCATCTTCGCAGAGAATGATGTATGCATCACCATCCCCAAACTTTGATGTAAATGTTTGGTGTTCAATGTAAAATCCTTCTAGTTTATCTCCTACTTGGATTTCACCTTTTTTATTCCACACTTCCGAATCATCGTAAGTGGCTATTGCTTCTTGCCTTGCCATATGCTATTCCTTTCTTGGCTGTGCCTTTGGCTTAATTTTATTATTGGTTCGGGGTACTCACCTTTAGGGTATCTACCCCGATAGTTCGGCCAGCCTCGCAGTTATCTACTGGCCGATGGTGTGGAGTGGTTGCGGTGTCTGGAGTTGCACCAAACTTTGTGGTTTATGAAGCCACCTAACTCACTGGAGTTTTCACCGCATCGGAGTAGCAGGAGAAAGAAACTACACTAGAAATAGCGAAGTAGCCTGCTACTCTTTCCGTACCGGAAAAAGACGGAGCGGTCATACAGTACTCCTGCCCTAATGGGCTACCGGTACTTGTGGCTGTACTCTATGCGACATTTAACTTACCGGCACACTAACGTGGGAACTGTTACTGGTAAGCACCACGAATTTTTAAATTGCTTGCGACAATAGGAATTGTGCGAATCCGCTTGCTGTGCTTAATGCTACACCTACTGCTTCTTCCTGTGAGCGTGCTGGCATAATGGATTCAATATCACCTGACTTTACTTTTACTTCATACAAATCACCTTTCTTCGTGATAGATGCTGTAAAGTTAATCGGTATCTCTTTCATTTTCTTCTCCTTTCTTCTTTTAGATCTGCTATTACTAATGATAATGTGGCAATGAAGTTGTCTAATCTTTTCTTGTCCTCTAGTGATAGAGTACTGTACCATCTCTGCAATCTCAATTTCCGTGCACGAGATTCTCGTCTGTACTCTACTGGGTCAATGTCAAGATGCGACATACTCCACCCCACTCTCGGCAATGTTTGCCTTAATGAACTTTTCGTACGCTTGAGGGTACTGCCTCTTAATATAATCATTCACTTCATCTTGAGATAGTTTCTCTAATTCCGAGAATGAATTATACTTGCCTTTTTGCCAAGCCTCATATGGAGCGTAGGCCGGTAGTTTATGTTCTGCGAAGGCTGTATAGATGGCATCAATTCTTTGGTCTAACTCATCTACATAATCTTCTGCTTGTATCTCAAATGATGATACACGGTAGTCATCTGCGTTTACATAATGGATTATGCAGCGTGGCATTATTCCGGTTTCTTTGTCATAAGACATAGCATAGAGTGCAACCTGTAAACAATGGGAATGGTCTGGCTCTGCTTCCTGATTCTTTCGCATACCAGTTCCACAAACTCTGTCATATTTTAATTTACTGACTGATTTAATTTCGTGGATAATTGGCATACCTTTGTCTGGTAACTCAAGCACATCCACGGAGCAGGTGCATCCACGATAGGCATCTTTCATTTCATATTGCCAAGTGAAGTCTGAACCGTTTGCTTTCCAATGTCCGGTTTCGCTAATCTCTACTGGCTTTTTGAATACTCGTACGATGAACTTTTCTTCTACATCGTGGCCTCGCATAAACTTTGCTAGGGTGTAGTCATCAAACTTTTTTTCAATGCCTAGCATTGTTAATATAGCCGTGAGTGCTGGCTGTGCTATTTTACTTCCGGAGATCTGTCCGGTTTCTTCATACTCATCAGGCGTTTCTCGTATCGTCTTATAGAGTATGTCCTCATAATCTTTTAGGTATTTCATTGTAGTTCCTTTCTTTTTACCTACTCTTATTCTATCAAATAAGCGTGTGCTTGTCAATACCTTTTCTTATATATTTTTATATAAAGTTTTCCACAATTAAAAGAAAAAAGAGAAGACCCCTGTTTGGGGGGTCTTGACCTATTAAGCAGATTTGATATAATTGTATCATAAATCTATTAAGCAGACAATAGGTTTATTCCAGTAGGGAGTGTAGCGTATAGCACACTAGGGCTGGTAAAAGAACCTAGTTAAGATGATACGCAAGTCGGCGTGTGAGGCCGCCGTGGTAGTCCTCACCTTATACTGAATAGTATAATGGCACATTAACAAACACCGAAAGCCAGATGGATAGTAAAATAAGTTTGATGAGTAAGTCGTTATAGAACCTGCTCAACCTCACACATAATAACTACGATTATGATGCCGGTTGAGTTGTCGGAAGTTCTCTTTATTTGCCCATAGGGTTTATTTTTGGATGCGTGAAAAATAGTTATAAGAGAAAAGAAAGTAGCAAAGAAAAGAGAAAGGAAGTGAGAAATGGTATCTTACCTGAATAGTATAGGTATTTAATCCTTACGATATTCAGGTAAGATATACACTTTTCACTCCCTGATATAAAGTTAATAAGTTAAAGGTTTAATATGAAACAACAAGCGTTAGGTAGAGTTAATACTAAAAGATGGAAGTCTAAAGTTAAAGATTCATATAATGTTAAGAGTATAGAGTTAAGAGGAAATAAGAACTGGTGTAAAAAATATGGCGAGGATTTAACCAAGCCACGATATATTGGTGATAGATATTATATTAAGAATGGTATTAAACTTTATCCTCCATATAAATAGCAGGCCGGTGAAGCCTGCTATTTTATAGTTTACCAGATAGGAGGTCATTCCAGATGGGGTCTATCTTGATGTCTAGTGGTTTGAACTTTGGTATCTCATTAAAGATTTTATCTACATCTAGGTCTGATAAATCTTTATTAAGCAGGTATCCATTTTTTCCCTGCTTGATGATTGCTTCTGATTGTGCGTGTCGTAGCATTATAACTGGCTTACCTTCTACAAGTGCTTCATATGCTCCATAACAGAAGGCTTCGCTTTCGCTTGGTTGAATAATATAATCTGCTAGATGAACGAGTTGTCTTGAGCCTAGTGATGCCTCAATAAATACAACTTCTGAATAACCTTTTAGTTTGGCTAGTAGATCTTCATTACCGTTTGCATCTGGTGCAGCGATTAGCCATAAAAATCTATGACCACTTGAAGAAAAACGTTTTAACATTTCAAGTAACTGTCTTCCTCCTTTTTCCCACGATAAGCGTGAAAGTGTAAGGAACACTAATGGTTTCTGCTGTTTAATGACAATATTTGGAATGACTGTACTTTCAATTCCCCACTGCTCTACCATTTCTTTTCTGGCCTGCTCGGATACACTTAATGATACATCTACATAATCAGACTTCTTTAACTCAAAGCCTTGCCAGTATGGTAATGATTTTACAATCTCCCAATAGGATTTCCAGCAAGCGTGTGCATAGTAGCAGTACACTTTCTTGGCACGGATTCTGTCGTACACACAATCCGGCGTGTCAAACATCATACTGATTAGAATATCACAGTATAAAATCTCGTTGTTATACTGCTTAACATTCCAATGCTTTGATAATTCAATTAACTGTAATGGGTCTGCGTTGCCGTAAACATAAGTTATATTCTTGTCGGGGAATGATACTGCCATATTCTGCAATAGGGTTTCAATACCACCAACCTTACCTGCATAACCTTGATACAAAATAATACTCTTGCCCCTCTTGTGATGCCTTGTAATTTCTACAACGTTACATCCAAGTGCAACAAGTTCCCTTGCATCATATTCATTATCAACGGTGAATGGCCTGTTTCTTTTTTTGATTACACCACGCCATCTTATATCTTTATTTGGTTGTAGTGTGAACACTTCTGCCTCGCTTTGATTTTCTACCACCAATCGCTCCGTATTTTCTGGCTCTCTCTTTTCCAGTCAATCCATCCTTGCCAACCTTATTAGAAGCGAAGCCACCATTCCTCCCACAGTGGTCGCCCATCTTACCAATGTTTCTATAAAAATCTTTACCAAACTTTTGGTAATTAGTTTTTGCTGCTTTTAATCCACCCTCTCTAGTTCCGGCCATTCTCCTCCTCTCTGCATTGCCAACTTAAACTCCCAACTCTTGGGTATGAATAATGTTTTAATAGAATCCCAGTGAATATCTCTTTAGGATTCTTATCGTATAGTTCATATGAGAATGGTTTATCCTCACACCATTTCATATCTGGCACTCGTGTTTGTCCGAGAAAATCTCTGCGAATAAACTTTACTGCACCGACACACACCTTCTTATTCTCCTCATCAAGATGCCATATCTCGCCATTATCAATCTGCAAATCAAAATAGATTAAATCATTCACGCCATCTAGGTATGGTTTAAACTTATCAAAGTTGTCCACATAGTAATCATCACTAGACAATGAAACAATGTATTCACCTCTAGCCAGATTGAACCCTAGATTCATAGCGGCTGCTACGCCTCTATTATCATTCCAATGATGTATGATAGAACCAGTTCCGGTGTAATGCTTACCCCACCAATCAAGAATCAGAGGCCAAGAGCCATCCGTAGATCCATCATCAACTATTATTAACTGTGTTTCATCATCTATTGGTATGCTATCCAATGCTCTGATTACAAGGTCTGCTGTATTATATACTGGTACGATGACTGTAATTTTAGGTTCTTTCATTATGGTTTCATCCCCATCTTCATCATTTCAAATTTAGTAACTGGTTTTATTTTATCATCAGTTATGTCTGCTGTCCAATCTTCTTGTGGTTTAGTATGCTCTGCGGATTTCTTTATTGGCCTCGCTTCTATATTGCCATAGAACTTACCAGTAGTTTCCATCCACTCATCATCATTAGTGATGCAACCACCATCCCACTTCATTTTTCCGAATGGGAACGACCTATCAACCGGCATATTCCTGCTCTTGATATGCTTCACCCAGAACGCATCCGGCTCATAAGTATCATCTTCGGGGTTAGTCCTGCCTGCACATAATAGATTATCGCAATCATATACAATAGCACCTACACCATTCACATCATTCTCGTCTGTTTCAAACCACTTCCTCTTATTAACAATACTATCCTTGCGGAGTGATGCAACAATTACTATCGGCACATTATAGGTTAGTGCAAGTTCGTGGAACATACGGCTAATCTTCGCCATCTCTCTTGCTTCCATACCTACGCCCAAGTATTGCAAGTAGTCAATAAAGACTGCTTTAATACCGGAATCATTTGCTTTCTCAAATAACTTCTTAATGTTACGATAGTCTAGTGTCTTTGCTTTCTGAAAGTATAGATCTAATCCATCATCCCAGTTATCTTGCTTCTCACCAGTAAACTTATCCATAAAGATTTTCATCCTAGCACCAAGTACCTCTGCTCGCATCTCTAGTGTGATGAATAGAGTTGGCACTTGACTGCTTGCTATCACTGCCATATCGCTACATAACCAAGACTTGCCAACATTACTATTAGCACAGATTAGAGTAACCTCGGCTGGCTTTAACCCACCTATCATCTTATCAATTATATCTAGTCCAGTAGTCAATGCGTTCTTGCCGAACTTTCCATAATCCTTTTCTGCTTCCTCAATATCATTTTTAATATCGTGGATACTTACTAACTCTGGTTCTTCGCTTCGCTTTTCCAGTTCAGTTTCGGCTTTACCAAGAATGTCTGCTAATAAAGAACTAGGTATATCAGCTTCGCCTATCGCTTTAGCGGCGTACCTCAACCGCTTCTCGGCTTTATCATTTGCTGTCTTATCCTCCATACCGCACCTCCTGTTTTAATATTTGCTATCTTCTAGTTTCATCATCACGCTTGGTTTTTCAAACTCATCTACTAAATCCACCAACACATCAGTTATCTTATCGCTATCGGCATCACAGTATGTAATGAGTAAATCACGAATAGCATTTATGAATTGCTTTCGGCTTATCTTATCAGACACTCCAACTAGCACAGCCGGTGCTTTATCGCTTGCTAGTGCTAGTAACATCCTGTCTTCTACTCCTGCTTTTTTTAGCACACTCGCACAGCCTTTGGTGATAGCATTGAACGCTTTAATTTCTGGCTCAATGATTTTGTTTAATTTATTTTCCATAGTATTCCTCTCTTAAAATTAAATTAGGTCTTTGCTTGCTCCCTACTGGATACTTCGCAAGTAATAGTATTTCTTTCTCGGATTCTTTTATCGCCTGCTCACAAGACTTTATTATTCCGAGTGCCAGTTCAACTATCTCTTTGTCTTTATCGGTGTAAACCTCCTTTGCTATTTTATGTTTTATTAGTGATTTCATTTTTTCAATTAGATCTTTATTAGTATCAATCCAATCTTGTTCTGATTCTAGTAGCATTTTCTGGTCGTGTTTCTTTTCGGCTTCAATCATCTCCGCCTTTTCACTATCGGTCAATGTGTTCCAGAGTTCCAATGCTTCACCAACCATTATCCCAAATCACCATTCTCTATCAATCTGTTAAATGCTATCGCCCAAGACTGACGACTTAACTTTAAATCTGGTGCCATCTTTTCTTTGATAGTTTGTAGGCTATCGGTAGGCTGTACCCTGCCAGTCTGTAATGCAACTAATAACAACTGCTCTTTCTTTCCATACGGTGCTTTGCCAATCCCGAAGATGTAACAGATTTCCTGCTTGGTATATCCAGCACGTTTCATTATCTGGATTATCTCGCAAGCGTTCTCTATCAATCCTGTGAGATACTTGGTGGAATAAGTACCAATCGCCTTTTCCTGTATGCTTCTGACCTGCTCCTGCCGTCTTTTGTCTTCGTCCATTTTCCTCCTTTCTTTCCCCCTTTACTTCCTATATGTTTCATCCAATCGCTTGAATGTCTATCTGGTTTGAGTTCCTCGCTTTTCTTATTATCCATTATATCATACTCCTGATGGTTATTTCAATCTTAATAATTTATCTAGTGGCACGGCTCGCATACTTAAATCTTTTCCGTTGCGAGTTCGCATTGTTTCTATCGGTGCGGCACATACTGCTTCGTTGGTTACTTTATACTCGCCAGCATATGCTCCTCTTAATATCTGAATCGTGAAGTCTTGCCCACAAGGTATTCTATATCGTGCTATCAATACAACTTTATCGTGGTATCTTGGCTCATTTATTTTAATCATTTTACTCTCTCCCATATATCGTTATCGCTATCGGTGTAGATCTCCCCGACTTCTGGCTCTGGCTCTCCCGCCAGTATATATCCATATAAGTCATCATCACCCCAACTTAATCCGAGGTATCGCCCAGCATTTTTTATCATACTATTCCACAATTTTTGGAATGGCGTTTCGGTTTCGGTGGTGCTAATATTCTCAAGGAATAATTTATACACCATTTCTTCTTCTTCGGTTTCAATAACGCACCACCAATCACGGTTATCTTCTGTGCTATCAACTGGCTTTCCGTCTAGTGTTCTGCGTTGCATTGTAATTATTTTCATATCTTCTCCAATTCTTTTATTGCTCGCCCTAGTATATGGCGGATTGCTTTATAATCTGATATGAGTTTATCTGGCGTTGCTTCCTCTACTTCGCATAACTTCTTATATGCTCCGCTGTTGGTGGGTGCTTCCTGCACCCTGCTCCGCCAGAAACTCACAACTAATTCTTTACTAACTCGCACGTCTTCATTCATTCTCTGGCTCACCTTCTGCAATAATGTTTGCCAGTGCGTGCTGTGTATTATACTTTAATTCATCAATCGTATAATAGTTTGAATCGGTTTCAATATATACTGTGTCATCTTCTGGATCTTCGTGCTTGATATAATGTACACTATAATCTCCATTAAATAACTTAACACTATCTTTGCCAATCAGAAGTTTCTCGGCATAGTTACGCTTGAACCATAAGTCATTATCGCTCTCGGTTTCCCAAGCCTTTGCAACTTCCTTTGATTTTTTAGCCAATGCTTCCATAGCATTATTCATTATGTCGGCTAATTCTCTTATATCTTTTTTCATATTCCTCCTTAATTATTATTGATATATTCTTCAACTGCTAACAAATTATTGATGTGTTCTTCGCTGTCTTTATGGTCATAGAATCTTATATAACCAATAGCCTCATCAATCTTATCTAGCATTTCATCTTTGACTGCCCGCTCCGCCTGTGCCTGCTCCGCTTCCGTGAGGAATGGAACAAGCGTTGCTGTGCCGTCTGCATTATATTGGATCTTTACGCCGTGTGCTTCGGCATCCTCTATACTTTCATAGCCTAACTCGTAGGCTTGCTCGCTTAATTCAGCGTGCAACTGACTCATTTTACTCATCTTAAAACTCCTTTCTTAATTGTTTAATATAATCTCCAATCACTCCGCCGAGTTCTTTGTTGTGCCACTCCCCAATCTCTCGCACTTTAATTTCTCTTGCTGTGTAATTGCCTTCTTCATCTCTCCCCTCGTCAACATCCTTGACCCATCCCCAATCACAGGTTGCTCCACAAATCGGACACTCACCACGCTCGTCTATATCTCCAAACTCCACAAGGTGTTCGGGGTGTTCGCACTCGCATTGAATATCGTGCCACGGTTCGCTTCCCCAGACGGTAGCATATCGCTCGTCTGTTTCTAGATCTCGCACTTCAAAGTCAATAGGCTCTCGGTCTTCGGCTTCGCTATGCTCAATCCTTAAATTATATTCTTGTAATTTATTCATAGGTAGTTCCTTTCTTTTACCTTACTTACATTGTATCAAACTTTACGCTTTTTGTCAATACCTTTTTTATAATTTTATAATACTATTTTGCTCCCGCCTCTTTAACATTCAGATTAGAAACAGCCATCGGACATTCTTCTATATATACATATGACCAGCCCTGCTGTTCAATCATTCTATACATCCCAATTAAATCATCTATGGCTTCGCCGACTTCCTCGGCTTCTCCTTTTATTGCCTGCCTGATTAACTCATCAGCGGTCAATCGTAAGAAAGTTTTTAGATCTTCAGCGGGTGCTATTGCGTAGCCCTTGCTGTTCAATTCGTCTTCTATATATTGTGATTTCATTTTATCTCCTTATAAGCGGGGTTTCCCCCGCTCCATTATTGTTTAATACATAAATCGTGCGAGCCTCTAACCTGCCACACACAATTATTATTTATTGCGTAGGCGTTGCGTTGTGCTTCTTCGTGTTGGTTGTATGCTACGATAGCCACGAACCCAAGCACCAAAGCAAGCACGCCCGCTATAATTTGCCAGCGTTTGGCGGATTGCTCCGCCGCACGCCTCGCCCTTCTTTGTGATTCCCACGTCATTTTTAAAACTCCTTAAAGTATGGAGTTTCGGCTACTTGCCAGCCGTACACCCCGCTATAATCTGTTGTATATAAATAGGTGAACTCCTCGCCACATCTTCCAATGTTGGCTTCATATTCTCCCCAGTTTTTGTCAGTTCTGAATGGGTGGTCGCTCTCGTTGTAGCAAGTTTCTTTTGTTTCTTCTAGCGTTTCACGGAGCGATGAGAAGTCGCCAAGCCCTGCCAATTTCTCGGCTAATTCTGGCGTATTATAAAACCTTTTTAAGGCCTTTCCCACGCCTTCCAAGTAGCCATCGTGGTGGCAGTATGACGAGATAATCTCGCCGTTCTCTTTTTCAAATCCTATTCTACATCGTGTTGACATTGTAGATCCTTTCTTTATTATTTGATATTGTGGCAACTTTTCCGCTTTCTTTCTTATACTTCGGACGGTGTGCCTTTCCTATGATTCAATTATAGCACAGGTGGTCGCTTTTTGTCAATACCTTTTTTATACTTTTTTTGGCTTTTTCTGTCTAGATCTTCGGCGGGCATTTCCCCCGCTTCTTCCGTTCCATTCCCTCATATATAATATATAGCCAATACTCCATAAAATCCCGGCGGGGATTCCCAAGCCTTCCACGGTTTTTTCTTTCATTCTCTTATAAGTGATATACAAAATAATTAAACAGCAAACAGTCAACGGCGAGCGACAGCGAGCCATCACCCCTGTTATTTTCAATTTATAACTTAAACTTTAAACATAAACACCCCTGTTAAAGGTTAAAACTCCACGCCCTAGATTTTGTGCCAAAAATTCCCACGGAGCCACCCCCCACCCCTGTTATTTGGTGCAGGTATGATATATATATATTTAATGGTTTGGGGTATAGTCCCAGCCCTGTATGCGTTCTAAACACCCTGAATAACACCATTTAGGCGAAAAAGGTGGAAACTTTCCACCAAAGTATGCTATAATAAACATAAAAGGAGTATTATGTCGCAGAGTATTAAACTATCAGATGAACTGTATCAGGAATTAAAGGGTCTGGCCGATAGAGAATGTAGGACTGTGCCGCTGATGATTCAATATATGGTTCAAAATTGGGGTGTAGAAAAAAATAAAACGGAAAATCCTGCGTGGAATATACCTAAACCTTATTGTGAAATTAGGTCGGGTTCGCAAGCGAACAGGGTGGTTGCCACAGGCAACGAACATATGCCGGTGCGGGAGAGTCTGCCTGATGAATTAGAGGAAGCGTTGTACCATTATAAGCAGATAAGCGAAGATTTGAAACCGGAAGCGTTGATGCGTTGGTGTCATAAACAATCTGTTGAGGAGGCTTGGACTGATGAACAAGCGAAGATTGAAGTTGATAAGCGAAAGCAAAAGTTGCTGGCCGAGCGTGAAGAAGTGGCCGCTATATTAAAAGAGAACGGTGTATCCATTGGGATATGATATAATATAAGCATAAAAGGAGTAATTTATGGATAAGTTAGAAGTAAATGGAGAAACTTGGGGGAGGGTTATGATGGGAAAGCAGGGTGATACCCCAATGTATAGACAACTCATAGATGGAAAGATGACACCAGTTAAGAAGACTCTTGTACCCAGAGATGTGATTGAAGCATTTGAAGGTGTTGCGATGAGTGAACCTATCCCTGAAGAAGTGAAGCAGGTTGCTGAAATTATTGGTGATGAAAACATTGGTGGTGAATCTATCAAAGACTCTGAATCACAAAATGATGACTTCGGTTTTAGTGGTGAAGCACCAGAGGTTGACTGGCAGTCAATGTATAATGAGGCTGTGCAGAATGATGCCGAGCATCTTTCGTTAAAAGACTTGTGTAATATATTATATAGTCGTTTCGGGATCTATACCTGTTACTTACAGCGTGAACCGAAGAATGATGACATACATCCGATTACTGGTAATATGATGACAAACTTCACACGAGGCCAAGCCCGCCAACAGTATTTAAGTGCAGTAGCATCTAAAACTAACTATGACCCAAATGTGATGGCCAGAATCCTAAAAAGTAGAGAATCCCATTTTGATATGCAAGCCCACCGTGAGGCACATCCAGACCGCTTCGTACAACCAGATATTGAGATGCCGACAGAGGATAATCCTTACGCAGACAAGAAACTCACAATGAAAGAGTGGCGTGATATGAGAGCATCCGAGAAACCGATTATGAATACTGAACACGGTAGAAGGGGTGATGGAACAGATGAAGATGAACTTTATGCAGAGCCACCGATTAACGGACGTACGATTATCAGACCTTATGCCACGAACCCTATTGCAGAGCGTAGATTAGAGGAAAAGAGGTTGAAGCGTGAGCGAGGATATTAAAAAGCAGGAGAACCTGCCAGAGAAATTAAAGAGCCGTGATGCGATGATATTAACGGATTCGGAGTTAAACTATCAGACACTCCGAGCCGGTGGTATGCCTGCTTCCAGAGCATTTGAAAAGGCCTTCAGCAATGACCCTGATTATACAGACTTCTTCGCTAACTTACCATCTAATGAAAAGCAAGCGAAAGCAGAAATAAGATGGGCGGCCAGAGAATTAGACAACCGGCCAGAGATGAAGATGCTTCGCAATAAAGTGAATGAACGGCTGGCAGATTTGTCAACAGTCGCTTTGGATACTTTAGAGGAACTGATGGTGGAATCTAAATCAGACAAAGTAAGGGGTGATGTTGCGATTGAAGTACTACGCCAGAATGTAGGTACACCTGATAAGAATGGTGATAACAACGTTTCGGTTAAGGTTGTCTTTGGGAATGACCCATCAGAGATTGTGGAAGGTGAGGTGGTGGATGATGACAGATACTAATCAACTAATGATTTGTACTACCTGTAATTGCGCTACTAAAGTTTTAATGGATGATGATGGCAACCGCTACTGCGGTAAGTGTAAGCAAAAAGTGGAGGATAAGAATGAGCGAACCGACTACCAAAGTTATTAGATTACCGATGCCGTACAAAAAGCAGAGAGAAATCCTGCTGGACAAGCATCGCTTCAAGGTGTTGAATCTTGGCCGTAGAACCGGTAAGAGTACAATCGCCGCAACGAAGGCGGTACTCTCGGCCATTGAAACCGGCTACTCCAGCCTCATCATTTCTGATACGATGGAACACGCTCGTGATATTTATTGGAATGAAATCCTCCCCTCCACTATACCGGAAGTGTGGGCTACCAAGAATGAGAATCTATTACAGTATAAAATAAAACCAACCAAGTTTGATTTACCAGTCGCAAAGTTCTGGGGTCGTGATATACACGCCGACTACACCGCCCAGACTAAAACTCCCCTGATAAAGTTGAAAGGTGTTGATAAGAACCCTGATGCCCTCCGTGGTGGTAAGTATGGCTTCATCGTGATAGATGAGGCGGCCTTCGCCGAGTGTGATTTGAACGATGTATTCAGGAAAGTCATACGCCCGATGGTGGCTGATACACAGGGTGAAGTGTGGATTGTCAGTACCCCTAATGGTACAATGAACCACTTCTTCACATTCGCTACATTAGCACAGAATGAACTTGAAGAAGACTGGGGGTACTTCCACGCTACCGCCCTAGATAACCCATACTTTGACCCTAAAGGCACAGGTGAGTGGGAGTCCATTAAACGAGCATATGAGCGTGCTGGCAAGGTTGGAGATTGGCGACAAGAGTATATGGCGGAGTTTGCCCAGCCTGAATCTCTCGTGTTCCCGAACTTTGACCCGAAGATCCATATCGTGAAAGACCTGCCAGACCTCACCGACTTCTCTCATTTTATGGGGATTGATTTCGGTTGGAATGACCCATTCGCTTGTGTATTCATTGCTGTACATCCACGCACTAACACTTGGTTTATATATGATGAGATTTACGAGCAACACACCACATCTGCCGAGCGTATTCAGATGCTTAACACGAAGATGGCCGGCGATTACTTCAATTATATTGTAGGCGACTGTGCCGACCCTACCTCTATTGCTGAACTTAAAAAGGCCGGTATAAATGTCCGTGCTTCCGTAAAGCATCCGGGCAAAAAATCCGAGGAATATAATGTGATTAGAAGCCAACTTGAACTCCGTGAAACCATCACAGCCGATGGGATAAAACTGCTTCCGAAGATGTATGTAAGTGCCAGATGTAAGAATTTCATTAACGAGATTATGGGCTTGGCCTATAAGAAGGACAAGTGGGGAGAACTCACAGATATTGTTGATGACCGGATGCCAGACCATCTTTTAGATGCCACTAGATATATTAACCGATTTATGAAGGATGGTGGTCGGCCACCCAAAAAGATACAACATCGCTACTCCAAGTCAGGGCGAAGGTTGGATTAAAATGGTATAATAAAAGGGAGGTTATATGAAATTATTAACCACAGATGATACAGCATTAGCAGCATACTTGCACCTTATGGGCGTGGACTTTATCCACGGTACAATACAAACAGAAGTGAAACATCGCAGAGCATTTGTATTCAAGGAGCAAGATGGTGTCTATAAAAAGATTCAGGAGTTCTATTCTAGGGAAGCGACTGTTACACCGCTTGACTTCCAAGAAGCACGCTCACAAATCTCAAAGTGGTTAAAGAATGACATAACAAACAGTATAAAAATAAAAAAGGATTAAACAAAATGGAAGATGAAAAAGATAAACTAATCCAAAATATAGAGAACAGTTATGTTGAACCGCAGGGTGATTCTGATGAAGATATAGAGAAACGTGTGGCTCTATGGTCTGGTAGATTATCCGATGCGGAAAGTGTGCAGAAATCCTATCAATCAAAATGGGGTGATTGGTATGAGATGATGTATGCTGCTACACAAACTGATAAGATGGCTCTGTGGAAATCTAAAGCCTTCCTACCGATATTGGCTGGTAAGGTTTGGGATTTGGTATCTCGGTTCGTACAGTATAAACCATCGTGGGCGGTAGAATTATACAACCTACCTGTGAGTATGGACAGCGAATCATTACAGGCATATCTAACACAGGTGTATCAGAACTACGACAAAGTGAAGATGAAAATGGATTATGATTATAATGACCCAGTTCGTAGAGTGCCGATTCAAGACGAGTTCTTCTCTGTGCTTGTGGATTCCATCGTAACTGGAACTGGCGTAGCGAGAGTTACATATGAGGAAGCGACTATTGAACAGCGTGAACACCCGCTTGATGCGATGAATAATGTAGATATTACAGTTGAGAATGTAACCACATTGCAACGTGGATTTAACAACTTTGAATCTGTGAACATCTTTAACTTCTATATTGACCCATCTGCAACTGATTTACAGACTGCTAACTGGATTATAGTACAGGATGTTGCGACTAAAGCGGAACTCTTGACCCATCCGGAGTATGACCAAGCCGCCATTGAAAAAGTGAAGTTTGGTGTAATCAATGATGATACTGCTGTTTACCAAAAATCAAAGATGCGTAATCTAAACACGCAAGACCCTGCCTCTGCCGATAATCAGGAACAGAAAACACACATTCTTGATTGTTGGGATGGTGAAGCCAACACGCACACGGTGTACGCAGTAAGCGAAGACAAAAAGAGATTTGTTGAATTATTCCACGAGGATAATCCTTATTGGCATCAGAAGTACCCATATGTACCATTTAGGATTCGTAGGAAGCCACATCTATTCTGGGGTGAATCATTCTTTGAAAACTCTGAATCATTACAGAGTGCGATGAATGACCTCTTTAATCATTATATGGATAATCTTAACCTTACTGATGGTATGATTGCCATTGAGGAAGGTTCGGTGGTAGAACCATATATGATTGAGCCGGGCGGAGAGTTCCGCTATCGTGGTGAGAGGCCAACTCAATTCAAGTTCCCAGAACCAAACCCAGCCCAACTTACTACCGTGATGAATGAGATACAAGGTGTCATTGAAAACATCACCATCTCGCAATACGCATCCGGTGTGCCTAACTCTGCTACTGATACAACTCAAGGTACAGCAACCGGTGTAACTCGCTTGATGGAGGCCGCTACTGAAAAGATTGGTATGATGCGACAGAACATTCGTAGATCTTGGGCAGAAGTCGGGAATATGTGGCTTGTAAACTCACAACAGTTTATGGTTGACCCAGTAGTCTATCAGAAGAATACCTACAAGGGTTCGGTAACTGAAATGATTACTCCGACAGACATCCGAGGTAACTTCGTACTTCGTATAGATGAGAACTCATTTGAACCAATCTCTGAAGACCAGATGCGTTCTAACTATATTGAATATATCGCTAACCTCCAGAATTGGGCTAATGCTTCTCGTGAACAGGCCAAAGCCAATGGTAATACAGAGGGTATCATTAGTATTGACTACGCACACGCCGCTGAACGCTTGTCTGAACTATCTTCTGAAAACCCATCTACAATTCTTATGAGGGTAGAACAGCCACAGGCATTGAACCCAGAAGAACAGGAAGAACCTGCTGAAGAACCTGCCTTAAATGCAATCGGAGAGATTGAACCGCCACAAGGAATGAACGCTGGTACTGAAACACCAGAGATGTATATGTCCGGTGAGGAAGCAACCGCCGATGCTAAATCACTTGGTTTAGACCGTGGCCTAAAAGAGAACACGACTAGAAGCATAAAAGGTATTGTGCTATAATATAACTATAAGGAGTAATTATGGATAAAGTTAAGTTGGCCAAGCAAACTTTGTCAGAGCAATTAAAGTTCGCACAGCGTGCTTCTGTACTTGTGAAAACTCCACAGTACAATGAATTGCAAAAAATGATGATGGAAGATATGGCTAAATATAATAACGATATTGTTAAAACTACTCCTTTGTCGCACGATGAATATCTGCTTACGCTTGGCCGATTACAAGGGTTGCGGATGTTTGTTAATAAATTAAGAAATGCTGCTGAAAATAAGGATAAGTATGCAGAACAACTCCAGCAATACAAATGATTTCCAGCAGTATGTTCGTAACGAACAGGCTAAAGATCCATCGGTTCAGATTGTTAGAAAAGAGGATTTACAGCCTGTAAACGATATAAAGTGCAAGCATAAATCATTACGCTTGGATGAATCGGTTACGGACTTTGATTGTATGACCTGTAATAATCCTAATTGTGGTAAGTCTTGGCTTTTCCCATTAGGTACTTATAGGAATAAATTTAAAAAAGGAGAATAAAATGGACGAAGAACTCATCCAGCCAGCCGAAGGGCAAGAACCAATGATTGAAGAACCAAAGGTTGAAGAACCACAGGAACTTCAATATAATGAGCCGGAAGTTGAAGACACTTACAATCCGGTTGAGGAGAAGCGTAAGGCCGCCGATTTTGACAAGTGGCTTAACGAGCAGTATCCTATCAAGGGCAATGCTGACTTATCCGCCTATGATAAGAAAGACCCTGCTTCTGCAAAGAAGTATCTTGAGGATATGCAGAATAATATCCGCAGTGATATTACTAATGAGCAGAAGCGTGAGGAATTGAAACGCCAATATGAAACACAGCAAGAACAAGCACGCTGGGCTTCAGTAGATAAGGCTTATCCTACGCTCCGTGAGAACAAGGCGGTTTATGATATGATTCGTACATTTCACGATGGTGCCGCATCAAAGGGTATGACACCGCTTCAATCTGCTAAACTTATCAATAAGATGGTGTATGAAGCATACAATCAAGGATTCCGTGCTGCTCGCCAACATACAGAGCAAGTGCCATCTCGTCCACTTGGTAAGCAGGGTAAAGCACAACCAATCCGTTTAAATGAAAAAGCAATCCGTGAACGTGCATCTGGTGATATAGATGATGTTACTGCAGTTGTAGATGCTCTACAAAAAGCCGGCGTTGGCGGTTTATAGATCCACCTCACACACCTAGAAATGCAAGAATAGCCTCCAAGAGAGGCCTTCTTGTTGACAAGAAAAAAAGTGTGGTATAATTAAATTATAGTTATGTAGAATAACGAAAATAAAAAATTAAAAGAAAAGGAAAACAACTATGCCTACTGCTATGATGACTTCGTACGGCACAGCGGTCAAGCGTGAAGACCTGCTTGATGTCATTACGAATCTTAAACCAACTGAAACTCAATTCTTCACCGGATTGAAAAAGTCCAAAGCCAAGTCTGTTTACCACGAATGGCCGGTAGATGTATATGCTACCGTAACCAACAGTTCTTCTGACAAGAAGGCTGTGGAAGGTGCTGACTGGGGTGATGGTGATATGGTTTCACCAACTCGTGAAGGTAACTACACGCAGATTATCAAAGAGGTTTGGAAAATCTCTGGTACTGCCCAAGTTATTGACACCGCTGGTATGAGCAATCCAAAGGCTTACTACCAAGCAAAGGCGATGATTAACTGGAAACACAAAGCAGAGTGGTCGCTTATCCACGGTACTAAAACCGCTGGTAATGCTTCTACTGCTCGTGAGATGGGTGGTATCTTCAACCTTACAACGACCAATGCGGTCAATGCTAATGGTGCTGAACTTACCGAATCTCTCTTGCTTGACTACCTCCAGTTAGGTTGGGAAGCCTCAAGTGCCAAGATTTCTGAATGTTATGTTGGTGCTGACCTCAAGCGTGTGATTTCTTCGTTCACCGCTGGTTCTACCAAGAACATTGAAGCGAAGGACAAAAGGCTTGTTAATGCCGTTGATGTATATGAATCAGACTTCGGTATCATCAAGATCTTCCTACACCGCTTCATTGATTCTGTGGTTACTGCTGAAGGAACTCATAATATGTTGCTCATCGCTCCTGAAACACTTGCTTACGCAGGTCTTCGTGAGCCAGCCAACTATGATGCTCCTAAAGGTGGCGACTACGAGAAGGGTGCTATCATTGGCGAGTTCACTCTTGAAGATAGAGGTGAATACGCAAATGTGGCGATTAAGAACCTTGCCGCTAACGGCGGTGGTGCATCCTAATCACTACCTAACGTAGCAAAGATTGACCCCCTGCTTGGGGGTCTTTCTTGTGCTATAATAATAGTAGGAAATTAACAAAATAAAAAGGAAAAAAATAAATGTCTGATGTGGTTCTAGTTGCTGTCTTGGGGTTGGTTGGAACTGTATTCGGTGGGTTTGCAGGGTTCGCACACAAGAGCCGTCAGCAGGCCGTAAAGGATGCAGAGCGTGAACAATTGCAAGCAGACCAACATCATCAGTTGATGGCTGAACTTGAGAGAGTCAACCGCCGACTTGATGAACATAATGGTTACGCAGAGAAATTCGCTGAATCCTCTGTGGCAATAACCGCCCTACAAAAAGATGTAGAGTATATAAAGGAGAAAATAAAATGAACACCTATACGCAAGATGATTTACGAAATGGTGTAGCACAGTATCTCGGTTTGGGGACTTTCCCATCCGGCAATGCTACCGCTTATGATTCTTCTCTACAATCTGCAATAGATTATTGCTGGCGTTTTACCGATTGGCCGTTCACTATTAAAAGAGATATTCCGCTTACTCCCGATGCTGACAATAAATTTTATATGCCAGAAGACTTTGATATTCTTGGTTGGAGAAGTTTCAAAGACGTGCCAGAGTATAACACCAAAGATGCAGTTGAGTTTGAGGAGAATAATCATATACCTGTACGAGGAGTATATTTGGAGTATGATGTTTCTAATAATCGCTATCTAGTTAAAGGTGATGTTGATAGATTAACTACCGTTAGTTATCAAGTACGCCCAGAGAAAATCTCTAGCGGTGCTATCCATTTTATTGCACACCAACCTATTGTTATGGCAGCATCTATTTATCAGAAGATGAAAGAACACCCAAACTCTGCCGATGTAAGGCAAGAGTGGAATATGCTTGATATGCTTCTAGCACAGATGGCTTCACAGTCCAATCGGAATACACCGCTTCATAAACCTAAAGATAGATACGAAAAATACGGAACTTATACTGGTGATACACGGTAAGGAGGCAATATGATTAAATACCAAATACCTCAATACGCAAAACTACCAGCAGAAGGCGACCCACGCTCGCCATCAGAAACTCGTGTATTAGCACCATCAAAAGGTTTAAACCAACTTGGTGATGCATTTATGATTGACAACAAAGAGGCTTCAGAACTCTTAAATATAATGTTCACGGAAAATGGTGTTGTTGAGAAACGCTGGGGATATTCCACTATCGCAGAAGCACAGGATGCAATTCCTAAAGGCTTGGCATTATACAAGGGTGCTACTCGCCATCTCGTATGTGTTGATGGTGGTAAAGTCAAGATGCTCGTGAATAATGCTTGGACAGATATTTCTGGTTCATATACGGTTAGTGGAAATAATGTAAATATTACATCTTGCCGTAAGAAATTATTCGTGTGGGATGCTGTCGGCCAGACCACTGGTGGTTGTATATACTACGATGGATCTACAATGAATATCGGTACGAAATGCCCGAAAGGTGCGTTCTCTGTATCATATAAACAGAGGCAAGTTACTGCTGGTGTTCCGGGTCAGCCCTGCCGTCTATTCTTTAGTAGATTGGCTTATCCAGAAGTCTTCACCGTAACAACTACAACTCCATCTACGACTGATGCACCTATCCCGAATAACGTAAATGATGTTCCGGGTGCATCTGTCTTTACGGACGAAATTAACGCCGCCGCTGCATTTTGTCAGGATGTAAACCCAGAAGACGGTGAAGCGATTATTGGCCTCGGCTTCTTCCAAGATGCACTGATTATCTTTAAGGAACACTCAATCTGGCAAGCAGTATGGACTAATTCAGAGAATGGCTCTGAACTTGCTGTATCTCGTATCACTAATGCATATGGCTGTGTTGCCCACGGTTCTATATGTACAGTAGAGAATGATTGCTTCTTCTTGTCGCAAGATGGTATATATGTGCTTGGTAATGAGCCGAACTATTATACTGCTATCCGTACTAATCAATTATCTGCTCGTGTTGTAGGCTTGATTAACCGGATTAACTTTAATAAAAAAGAGTTCATTCGCTCTGTGTTCTACGACAATAAGTATTATCTATGTGTAGCACTTGATGGCTCTGATGTGAATAATTATATGATTGTGTACGATAAACGCTTCTATGCGTGGACATTATGGGATATTGGTGCATCTGGCATATCTCCATATGATTCAGACGAAGGAAAGCAGTTGATTGCATTTACCAGTTCTACAACTAATAAGACCTGCCGATTTGTTCCATACCAGTATAATGATGATGGTGCCGCTATCAAAGCATACTGGCGTTCTCGTGCCTTCCACGGCAAGAAGATTGACTATACTAAACTCTGGAAGAACTTCCGGCCAATCTTTAAGAGGATTCAAGGTTCTGTGAATATGACCTATTATGATGAAGATGGCGAGTTTGATTCAGAATTGAAGTATCAGATTTCTAAAATACAGCGTGGCGGTATCGGCGTAGATGCAACTGGTATGCTCACGCTTGGCCTATCTGGTGCAGAGAACTTCTATGTAAACGATAATGGCGAACTTGTCTTTGATGATGGCTCAAAGGAGTCAAGTATTGCTAATACGAACTCATCTGTTGTATTCAACATATACATTGGTAGGGAGAGTAGGATATTTGATTTTATGGTTTCTAATGAAGAAGTCAACGAAAACTTCGCTCTACTTGGTTTTATCATATCTTATGAAACAAAAGACTTCCAAGTATTCAAGGGCGAGGATACATACCTTAATGATAATTCTGGTGTGATATAATATAAATAAGAAAGTTAAAAATAAACAAAGGAAAAATAAAATGGCTGAATGGCGACAATCTGAAAATACGAATGTCAAAAACGGCGGTTTTGGTGATGCCAGTAATTACGCTTGGTGGAGAGGCCAAGATGGAAACATCTGGGCTAACATTGGTGGCGTTGGTGTCCGTAACCTCGGTAAGGGTGATGACCTCAATGGTAAGGGTGTACTCGTAAATGGTATCAATATGGATCCAAAAGGTATATTACTTGCCGAAAGGGAAATTGCTGACCCAGTAAACGGTGGAACAACTACTACAACTCCAACCGGATATTCTACTTCTAATACATACAATGCACAACTTGCTGCCGAACAAGCACGTCAAGCGAAGCGTGCTAGTGAAGCACAAGGAATCAAGGATTCTATGCTTGGCCGTAGAGGTGAGTTTGAATCTGTATTGAATGATATTCTCAAGAACATTGATACTACTTACAAAGAAGAATCTAACCGTAGAAAAGAAACCTATGATTCTGATGCCGCTGAATTGATGCAAACACTTGAAAAAGCACTCCCAGAGATTGCTGCATCATTCGCTGCTATTGGTGGTTATGATTCTTCACTTCGTGGTTATCGTGAGATGGATGCTGAAAAAGAACATCAGAGTTCACAAGATGAATTGAAGCGTGAATATGAAGCAGACCTCGGTAACTTGGGTGCTAAAGCAAATCAAGCAAGGACTGATGCCCGTACTTCTTATAATAACTTTATGACTGATTTTGACACGCTTGCTAACACTGAAGCGAACTCGGATAATTTGGAAACTATCCGCAAGTCTGAAAACTCTCTCAATAAGGGGTTGAATGACTTCCGTGGACAGAGCGAAATCTACAAACCAAATTCTACCTTCTCTAATGAGATGAAGAATCTTGGTGGCGATTATGACTTTGGTAGCATTAAGGACGCTTTCACTTCATTCCTTAACACGACAACTGCCGGTAATGGTGGCAGTACATTCTCTGCTGACGAAAAGATTGCAGAGGAAGCAAAGAAACAAACTGGTAAAACTAAATCTGAAATTGAGCAGAATAAATCTACCGGCGTAAGCAAATAATAGGAGGTCTAAATGAGCGATATTGTAAACGCTTTTAAGCAGACCAAAGGATACAAGAAGCGGAAGGACTTGCTTTCTGGTACCCAAGAGGTCAATCAAACTAATACTTATCAGGAACAGGAAACGCCAAATACTGCTCTTGAAGCATCCCAGAATGACAATATCGCCTACAACACATCAGGCACTAAAGATAGTGATAAATTGGCACAATTACAGCAGTTGGCTGCCGCTGAAACTGCACAGAATGAAGCGAATAAACAGGCCGCTGCTGCTATTGATGAGGCGAAAAAACAGGAACAAGAAGCACAAAAACAGGCACAGATGAGCCGTTCTGATAAGGCAAAGATAAGTTACAATGACTTATATAAAGATGAAGGCGAAGGCTGGTACAATAATCAGTTCTGGAAGAACTACCAGACCGCAGCACAGAAGGCCAAAGATTCCGGCTATAAGGATGTATTTGGCTCTAGTGCTTTTGATAACTCTATTAGCAGTCTTTCCCGTGCTTTGCAGACAGTTAAGAAAAAAGACAATAATGCTATTGGTGATGCCGACAAGTTCATCTCTGCCTATAATCAGTTGAGTTCTGATGACAAGTGGGATGTGTATCAGAACATTCAGGAAGCGAAAAATAAGATTGTCCAGGCTTATACGAAGGCTGATAATGAGAACAATAAAGATCTAAAGGATGCGTATGGAACCGCTTATAGGTACATTAGTTTATACGATGACCTCATTGGTGATATTGAGCGTGGTGATAAATCATTTGGAAAATCATTAGGCGACTGGCTATCTTCTGGTGGCTTCGTTGGTGAGATGGCACAACCGATTACCAATGCATTAGGTGATATAACAGGTAACTCTGAAACATCTAAAAGAATTGAAAAAGATATTGCTACCAAAAAAGAGGGTGGTAGTGGAGTGTTACAAGCAGTAGATGTGATTGGCTCGCTTGTAGGCAATACTGCACTTGCACTTGAAACAGGTGGTATATCTGGACTTGTTACGTCCGGTGCAAACCTTGCACACGAGGGTATATCCGCTTTAAACGACCAAGACCGTGAATACTATGTAGATGACAATGGTAATGTACAAAGGCAAAATAGAACTACCGAGCAGAAGATTTCTAGTGTTGGTGGTGCTATGTTCAACCTCGCATTATCTGCCGCTGGTATGAAAGGTGTCGGCCCGAATATCAAATTTTCTGGTGGACAATCTATACAGTCATTGGCCGCTAATAAGAACTATGGTGAGATTGCTAAAGGCTTATTGAAGTATGCTGGCAAAGAACTCCCGTGGGCTGCTGCTACTACTGCCGGCGAGATTGGTATTCAATCTATCGGTAATGGTGCTGATGCGTGGAAGAATTATGGTGAGAACTTAATCAATAACATTATCGGTGATGTCAGTATGGATGCCGCCGGTGCTATCCGTGAAGGGCAGACTGGTAATCGTGATTTGTTCCGCATCAATCAGGAAACTGGTAGGATAGAACTTGATGGTGAAACAAAAGCCAAACTATCTGATGAAGATAATGCGAAGATCCAGAAGAATCTTGATGACTTTCAAGAGGGCGTGAAGCAAGCCGTTGACAATGAAGGTAAGGTTGATAATGAGGTTGGCAAAACTGACCAAGAGATTGGCAAACAAGACTTGTCTAAACTTAATCAGGATGCCGTTAAAGTATCACAGGAAACTAATACCCGTATTACTGCCGAGGAGATGGCTCGTAATGCTGACAATTCTAGGCGTGTTAATCAGAATAATGAAACGCTCCGTGATGTATTAAACTCTGCACAGAAGCAAGTATATAATAAGCAGGTTGAAGCGATTCGTGCCGATTTAGAGCAGAATAAGATAACCTACGACCAATACCTCGCTCGTGTAGAGCAGATACAGGAAACATTTTTACAACAGGCACAATCCGTACAGGCACAGCAAGTAGAGGAATCACCTACTGGCCAAAAGGTAAACCCAGAAGATGTAACCAATGTTGTTGAAAATGCAGAGGGAACGCAGGCATCTGAAGTAACCACGAAGCAAACTACCCCTGAAGAATCATTTAGTGAGGCTCGTAATGAAGCAACCACGAAGCAAAATGAGATGACAGAAGGTATGGCACGAACAGAAGGTGAAGACCCTATTGAACGTGGCTTTAAATCTGCTGAAGAAAAATACCGTGCTGCACTTGAATCCGGCGACCAAGAAGCAATCAGGCAAGCGAAAGAACGCTATGACTTGCTTTTCGCAATTCGTGCTAATGAAGACGTAACAGGACTTGATTATAAGAATGGTGTGATATTGAATGAGATGCTAGGCCAAGAGATGTTTAGGGCTGGTTATGATGGTGCTGGCAGACTGGCAGACCAGATGTTCAATGTTACTGAAGGCAATAGACCGCTTGCATTTGATTATGGTACAGGTGAACCACTGTATATGTATGATGATATTGTAGCGGCAATTAAGAAGTATGGTGGTAAGGATGCTCTAGGAAACCAATTCAGGACTGCTGATGCTATTAGAACTGAAGCGGATAATGCTAGAAATCAAGCGTTTAGACAGGCCATTGATGAGAATATATCCGGTGAGCCAAAGGATCTTGACCAATTCAAAGACCAAGAATACAAGATGGATAATATACCAGAAACTCGCAACGATACCGATATACTGAATGACCTATTAGCAGAAGCGGCTGCGGCTGACCGTGGCTTTGTCCGTGAAGAAGCACCTGCTCGTGCTGAAGAAGTTAAAACAGAGAATCAAGAGCCGGAGTTCCAGAACATATATCGTGAACAAGATATGGCTAGAAGGCAGGAACTCTTATCTCGCTACAATGAGTTAGGTATGACACCTGAATTACAAGAGAAAATTCAGGCCGCAAATATAGCGGCGAATGGTGGCAAAGCGGACTTATCCGCTCTTACGCCAGAAGAAATGAATATATATCGCCAGACACTTGAATTTAACCCAGCAGTAAAAGATGTTGAAGGTAGTATTGAACGTGCATACTTACCACAGCAATATACTATGGATACCGAAGGATACTCAAACCGCTCGTTGAATGAGTTACTTGATACTGGCACTAATGATAAGTATTATGAGAAGTCTAGGACTGGTGCGGTTGCTGAATCTGGCAATATAGATTATTCAAATAATCCTCTTGTTGACTGGCATATGCGTGCAGAAAACTCTGACCTACAAATTAAAGCCGCTGCACTTGACCAGATGAACGCATTACGCCCAGAAGCAAGCCAAGAACAAAAGGTAGCCGCCGCTGACAAAACCGCCGAAGCAGTAAACGAATTGAACCATAAAGTAGATGATGCTGTTGATAATGGTATATCTGACAAAGATTTCAAACAGATGAAACCTGTGGATAAGTTGGCTGAAGCAGGTGATGCTCTCGGAGTTGAGAAAACCAACATAGATGCTGTTCCAAAAGGTATGTCCGATTATGAGAAGTTACGCTCTATCGGCCAATGGGATGATGGTGCTAGGTTCCAAGATATGCAGAATATCAATGCTATTGCTAGAAATTCCGCTGAAGAAGTAGATAATATGATTAGCGGTTATAAGAATCTGACAGACCAACAGAAACAGGATGTATTAAGGCGTAGAGCAGAACTTACTCGTAGATATGCAGAAACTACTGGATCTAACGAGATGGCCACTTACCTTGCTAATCGTTCTATGATTAAAGATGCGTGGATGCAGAATATGCTTAATTATGCAACTACCGTAAACTTCACTAATTCAAAGACCAAGAATCTTATGAATGAATATGCATCTAGATTTATGATGAAAGACCGCTATACGCAAAGCGTAGCACAAAAGGTTGGCTCTGCTATCCAAAGAGTTATGAACTCATCATTCCGTGGTGCTAGAGTACAGACTACATTAAATGAGATTCCGGAAATCGTAACATCTATGGCTGATTATGGTATGGTTCGCACGGCATCAATAAAGCCTTCTGAAGTACAGGCCATCAAAGCAAGGTATGGTATGAGCAACGGTGGCAGTTATGACCAGTTCTTGAATACATTACCTAAAGCACAGCGTGCAGAAATTCAAGCAAGACTTGAAAATGCTACAACTGCCAAAGAGCAGGTGAGTATTATGAAAGAAGCCGCACAGAAAGTTGGTAAAGTATTAGATGGTGCTGATACTGCTACGCAATGGAACGGATTCGTGCAGGACTGGAAGGATGCTACATTCTTACAAAATGCTGAAAGATACTACACTTCACCTAAATTCGCAGAACAGAATGGCGGCAAAGTATTACAGGGTGCAGAACTTACAAACCGTGTATTGTCTGACTTCTACCAGAGAATGTTGCCGATGGACAGAGTATTCAAATATATCAAGTCTGATTCTGCTGTAATGAAGCCAATGCTGATGTACTTTGATTCGTCTGCTCGTTTAACTGCTAAAGCGGTTCGTGGTGCTATCGGTTCTAATGATGTAGGTGTAAATGCTACTAAAAGCCGTGGACAGAGAATTGCTCGTAACGCCGCATTTGACCTTGCTCCTAGAGCATTGAGTGCTATGGCTATGGGCGTACCATTAGCATCTGTTGTTGGTATGTTCAATATCGGTGGGCAGGATTATTCCGGCATTGATGACGAAGATAAGACCGTACTTGATGAAGCAGTCAACTTCTTCGGCCAAATCTCGCCTATCTTGTCGCTGGCTTCCTATGCTTACAACCAGCAAAGGCAAGATGAGATTGCAGAAGCAAAAGGACAGGATACCACAAACCTTAAAGGTGATGCGGGCAAGCGTGCGTTAGATAATGTCTTAAAGACATTCACCCCGCTTGGAAATAGATTAGACCAAGACTATGGCATCTTCGGGAATATCAACTCTACTAAAGATGTATTAGAGCGTGGTGCCGCCATCAATAAACAAGGGCGTGTACAATACTTATCGCCGGATAATCCGATTGATATGATTAACGCTTTGATTAGTGGCGTGAACCGTACCTCCGAGGCTCGTGAATATAACAAGAATCCAGATCTATTATCTGCGATAATTAACCAAGCAAGAGGCAAGGATTACAATGGTGATGGTAATACTGATGGTGGCTTCAATGACTTCATCCGGTATAACCAAGCCTTGAATGAGTTCCCATTAGACTTCGGCTTAAAGGATGAGAATGATTACAACAGGCCACTTAATCAGTATGAGAACTCTGATTACTCTGGCAAAGTGAAAGAAGCACTTGAATCTGGTGATAGGCAACTTGCACAAGAGTGGTACGAGAAAGGCCGAGCCTATAATGCTTTGCTTGATAACTTACGCACATCTAACCCAGATGCCGCTGATGTGTATTACGCATCTATGGGGAATAACTTGGTAAGTCCTGAAAAATGGAAAACAGTATTATATGGACAGAATCCGAATGGTGAACCAGATTTGACTGTGTGGAATCTGATGAAAGATATGGCTTTGAAGCGTGGTGAAGATTTCGGTACACCTGTTGACCCAGCCTACACACAGTTGGATGATGAACAAACTCGTAGATACCTACAATATAAATCTACTGCTACCGGTGAAGATACTGCTCTTAAAAAGATAATGACACAAGATCCATTCTGGAAAGAGTTCTTCAACGCACAGAAAGAATACTATGCTACTCTACCTGAATCTGAATATGATGATTCAGGTAAGACACAACGTGTACAAGAATGGAATGACTGGAATGACAAGTATAGTGATTATATGTCCTTCATCTCTGGTAACATTGATGGTATGAATGACCAACAATTAGGCCTCTCATTGTCGTTACAGTTCCCATTGATGTCTGAATATCAGTCATTAAAGACTGCACTTGAGGCAAAATATGGAGATGAATATAAATCTTCGCAAGAGTATAAGAACTTCTGGTCGCAGAACTATGATGCATACCAAGCCGAATCTGATGCCTTTAACGAACAGATGTTATACATTATTAACCAGATGCGTAGAATTGAAGGTTATGATGATATGACACTTGATGAGATGGAATCAATCAACAATATCGGCAAAGAGAGTAAGTCAAGTAGTTATAAGAAGTCTAGTGGATCTAGCAGTGGTGGTGGCTACTCATACGCTCCGATATTTGAGAACACCTTCCAAGCATCGCCAGTGTATGCTTCTGTACCGAATCCTACAAAGATGCATTATAATCCGGCTGGACGAGCAAACTTCTATAACGTACCAATGAGTGGTACAATGGGCGGGCAACCTTATGCGGCGGTTTAATGGTATAATATATTTAAGAACGATTAAAAACAAAAAGGAAATAATATGGCTGAACAACTACAAAACTTCTTTGTAACAAAACTGCGTGAGGCTTGTGATTCCTCCGCCACTACAATATATGTAGAAACTGTGCCTACAATTACTGAAGGTACTTTAGTTATAGAATACGCTAACTCAACCAAGCACGAAATTATACACTTCACTGGTGTATCTGGCTACGGCCTTACTGGATGTACTCGTGGATTAGAAGGTACTACTGCACAATCCCACTCTGCCGGTGTAGATGTAAGGCAAAACTTGACTGCTGGTATGATGGAAGCATTTGCTAGCAGTTTTATTCAAATGACTGATACAGACCCCGGAGAAGGAGTTCCGCTAGAAGCAGGACATTTTATAGCATATTATAAAGATGAATAGGAGGCTATATGGCAACTGTATGGTCAGATGCATATTGGACAGGTAGTTATACCTACACTCGTGTACAAGTAGATTATTCCGGTACATCTGCTACCGCTATTTTACGCTACACTAGAACAAATACATATGGTGGAGCAACTGGTGCAGGGACTCCTGCTGGATTTAATTTCGGTGGTGGTTGGGCTAATATGGCTGGAGTTACATTCTACGGTCAGCAAACTGATGCGGAGATTTGTCGTTGTGGATTCAGTATTTCGCAGGATGGCGGAACATATAGCGGTTATACTGATGGACAAGCCGGTTATCTTGGATTTAGCGGTTCTGTCTGGATTCCTTCACAATGGACAAACCCATCTGGATTATCTGTTTCTATCACAGAAGTTCAAACTAATGGTGCTAAATTTAATGTTAATCTGTCTAGTTATGGCAATCCTTCAAGTGCAGATGGTAGATATATTGAAGCAGGTATTTGCCAGAATAATACTTACGGTTCACCGTATAGGTTTAGCACTAAACAGAATGTTAAAAACGCTACACTTGAAGTAAATCTGTCCTCAAGTAGTTCATTGAATATACAAGCGAATAAGCAGTACTATTACGGTGCGTATGCTTCAAATACAAAAAGAAGCACATCAATGATACAAAGCACATTTGTAACAAAAGCGTATGCTCCTACTTTTGAAGTATTATCTGTAACGGAAAACTCCGTAGATATTGCTTACGAAACACAAGCAGATGGTGGCCATTATTCAAAAAAGGTACAATATAGCCTTAACAATGGTGGCACTTGGGTTGATGGCGATACTGTAACCACTGGTAGTGCATCGGCTGGAGGATTCACTATTTCTGGCCTTGCTCCTGAAACTACCTATACACTTAAATGTAGAGTAAGCACAACTGCTGGCAATACAGTTGGCGAAGATATTACATTCACTACGTTGGAAGATTGTAAGTTTTATGGGGAAGTAGGTGGAGTAACAAAACGTGTAGAGAAGTTATACGGTTCTGTTGATGGAGAATCAAAAGAGATTGATAAACTTTATGGTTCAATCAATGGAGTAACTACTCGTATATTCTAAACTCGTGGCATCCAATAAATCGGAAAGGCTTGGCCTAACTTATGGTAAAGCCTTTTTTGATGCTCTGGATCTAGCGAATTAAAATCTCTAATTTCTGGGTCAACGATGGCGAGTGCATCCCATAGAATTTGAGGCATATGTAAACCGTATTGTAGGTGTTTACCTTTGGCGTTCCAGTTCTTCTGGTCTTGCTTGATTCGTTGGCAGTCGGCATTAAACAAGTCAATATCACGCCTTGCAGCAGCATTATAATTGGCCAAGAACTCATACATCTTACGCCATCTCTCTACCTGTGTTCTAGCATCTAATGCTTTTGCAAAATCAGCCATACGCTTCTTCGTATTGATGCGTGCCTTCGCTCTTTGGACTTCTTTCATAGCATCAGCAAGAGATATATCTTCTTCCCAATCTTCCCTGTGTTGTTCAAGATTATCCATAAATTACTCCTTTTATGCTTATTATATCACAAAGTGCTATTATGATATAATATAGATAGATAACATTAAAAGGAAAAACAAAAATGAGCAATCCAACAGGTTTAGAAAACTTTAGAAATGCATTAACTCCAGAAGGTATTTTGCCTGAAGGCTCTACCTTACCTCCAAATAATCCGGACTGGGGTGATGATTTCAGGGCTTGCTGTACTCCAACAGGTATAAAGATTGCAGGCTCGTCAAAATATGAGGGGAAAAATTTAAGTGATAAATATACTATTGAGCAGTTGTCTGCGAAGGTACAGGCTGGTAACTTTGAAGGTATAAGAATTGGTGATTATATCACTGCTGAAGTCAAGGTTGGTTCTGACAGCAAACGTGAAGAAGACTTTGTTGTAGCCGGTATAGATTACTGGTATGGTATTGGTGATAAAGGCAATGGTCTAGAAACGCATCACCTGCTTCTCATACCGAAGAATGGCTTCTACCCAACAATGAAGATGAATGATTCTAACACCACGACAGGTGGTTACTACGGTTCAAAAGCACACGGTATTTGTTCTGCGGCATATACTGCTGGTAGTGGCGGTGCATTAACAAGCGTTGTAGGAGATTATGAAGACTTTTTGAAAACCACTCTGGCCGCCGAAGATGGTGAATATGTCTTCACAAGAAATGCAAGTGGCAAATGGGAGTATGACGAAACAGAGGTTGGTGCTAACTTAAATGCGTATGGCATCACTTACTCCGGTACGCCAGTAGAGGGAGATACAATCACGCTTACCTTCGCAAAAGGTTATCTTGAGCCATATCGCCAAGCGATATACGCCGCTTTTGGAGAATCACATATTCTTACGCACAGAACGGTGAAGACAATCTCCACTTCATCAGACCAGTGGCACAATGCTCGTGTAGAACTGATGAATGAGTGTATGGTATATGGTACGAAGATCTATGCAAATAACAATAATGGTGAGCGTGTAGCACCGATTCAGTTACCGTATTTCGCAGAGAACCCGCAATGCCGTGTAGGACACCGTGGCAAGGGAGGTGCCCGTAACACCTGGTGGTTGTCTTCCATTTACTCTGGTTCTAACTTTTGTGGTGTCAGCGGCAACGGTCTTGCTAACAACAACAACGCATCCTACGCTTTTGTTGTCCGTCCGTATTTCCTGTTCGCCTAAATCCGACACCCCTTGTGGGTGTC